GAGCGGACTCACCGGCAGGTTCCCAACGCAACGAGATACCAACATCGTCAGCAAGGATCTCGATGCGCTCACGCTCGGCACCTTCCTTGTCTTCGTACTTCTCGCGTTGCACCTTGCCGATCACCTGGACACGGGTGCCCTTACCAATCGACGCCGCGACGTTCTCTGCAAGCTCTTTGAAGCAGACGATGTTCCACCATTGCGTGACCTTCTCGTCGCCCTTGTTGCGGGTGTCCGCAACGCTGAACTTCAGGATCGCCATACCGTTGTTGCTGTACTTCAGTTCGGGGTCGCGCCCCACGTTGCCTGTGACGGTGATGTTGTTCATGACAGTTTCTCCTTCAGGGTTTTGAACGACGCACGGAGGGCATCCATGTCGCCGAGGGTGACTCGGTTGAGGTTCACGCCAGCGTGTTGGGCGACCTCATCTTGTGACAGACCGTTGAGGTCACACGCTGCCTTGAATTTGCCGATGGTGGCCGGATCGACAAGTTCGTCGTCGGACACCTCGGGTGCTGGTGCAGCGGTCTTCTTCGCTGCGGTCTTCTTGACGGTTTTCTTGGCTGGTGCGGGCTGCACAGGGTCTTCGCCCAACGGAAGCTTCGACCAAAGTGTTGTGGCTAATCCAAAACGGAGGCCCCCGTTGCGGATAGCGTCCGAAACCAGTTCTTTACCGATGTCCGCTTTGCGATCCTCAACAGAGCCGACACAGTACCGGCGGTGACCGCACACAGTCATCCAGAACCCTGCTTGCACCATGTTGCCGTGCTTCACACGCGCAGGCAGACCGCCCTCATCAAACGCGACAGGCTCAATAGTCCATGTCGGGTCGATCTCCAAAAGCCATTGCGTGATACGCGCATGACCGATGAAGTCCAGAGTTGTGCCACCCTTCGGCAGATGTTCGATGTACTTCGGGTCAGGTGACCCGTACTTGTCGAAGATGGTTGCCAGTTTGTCTTCCATTACTTGGTTCCTTTCGTTCGCATCACCCGGAAGGTGCTGCTGGTCTGGTATTGCTTGTGTAGATCGGGATGCTCCGAGGCGAACCGCTTCGCGTCGAAGGAGATCCGCGACTGTTGCTTCCATGTGACCACCTCCTGGCCGTCTACGGTGCCAACGGTAGCACCATCCATTGCTGCCGCCAAACTGGCTTTCAGTTCGTCCTCACGGTCGTTGAGTTCACGCTTTTCTGCCTGTACCTCGCGCAACTGTGCGATCACCGATGACAGATCGGTCAGATCGGCGACATGTTCGCTGACAGGCTTTGATGCGAAGTCGTTGTAGTTCGCTTGCCAATCGTCAGGGAGGAACCCGACAGCGATGTTCCGGCAGAAATCTGCGACCGCTGCAACATGCCGGCCACGATCTACCTCGGTGACATACTGACGGTAAATCTTCAGATCGAGGGTGCTGTCGAACACACCCCAGATCACTTCGTCTGTGTCACAGCACAATGACTGCTGTACGCCTTGCCAATGCCAGTAGGCCGGCAGGGGGCCGTATCCGTCGCCGTAGTCGCCGTCCGGGTCAAACACACCGGAGTAGGTTTTGATTTCCACGATGGCGTCAGGCAGGAACGGGTTGTTACCGATGTACCCGTCGAGGGTGGCAACCATTGACGCGCCTCGTTCTTGGAAGACGTACATGCGGTCGGGGTGGAACACTCGTTCACCGATTTCGTCACCAACCCAGTTCAGCAGGGTGGCTTCCAGGCGGTTGCCGCGTTCCATCGCACGGTTCGTTTCGGTGACCGTTGGTTCGTCAGCCAGCTTGTCGATGCCGAGACCGTACTTCGTTTTGAAACGGTGTTCGCCGTGGACTGCTGCCGCGTCTGATGCAGACACGACCGGCCAGCCGGTGTCGTCCCGGTGACGCACCATCAGCCATTCCATGCTGCCGTGCGGCGGTTTGATAAAGGTTGCACCCATCAGTTCCTCCTGTGTAGCGGGTTGGCTACAGTATTACAGGAGGGTGTGACGACGTGTCAAGTCTAAAAGTTCTCGTCAAACCAGTTGACCGGCAGGTGAGCTGCGAGCGAGTACACCGAGCAGACGTTCTCTAACGGGATGTGCGTGATCTCGCCGACGGTGTCAGGATCGTTCGGGATGCCGATAACGGACGACACGATCGTCAGGTGACCTTCTAAGCATTGAGGCCACACCCAACCGACCGTCAACACATGAGTTTCTTGGGGTTCATAGGTAGCGGTATCTACCCAGCCCCCCTCGCTGCCAGAAGATGCGTCACGCCATTGAGCAACCACGATTGGCCAGGTTTCATCTTCTTCGTCGTAGACTTCGCCCATCAGAACGGCTCGTACGGGATCAGTTTGCCGCCACACGCAGAGCATTTACGGCCACCAACAACGATGGCACCGCACCGCACGCACTCGTACACAGGTTCACTCATAGGAGTACAGTTTGCCACGCCAGAACGTCTGTCCGTGGTGAATTGGGATCTGTTCGTACCAGAACTGTCCGTCGCCTTCCTCATACGACACGACAGCGAAACCTTGCTGCCAGTCCTCTACCACCGTCAACGGGCGACCGTCGAGGTCAATCCCGCCGCGCGTCGAAGGGACAGCTCCGTCCGTTCGGGCAAGGGTTCCAGGCGACGCCGCAAGGATCGTCTTGGGGCCATCCCAATCTTCTCGGGTTTTCTCAGCCCACTCACGGCGATGGATATGCCCGTAGATAACAGATACTTTGCTTTCGCTGTTGAGATACTGATGCGCTGTCGACCCGTTCGATTTGACACGGTTGCCGTGGATGACTTTGAGTTTGTTGTTGATCCAAAGCTGGGATGCTGGGTAGCCAGCCAGATACTGGATGCCGTGATCGTCAAAACGGCAGAGATAAGGCACACTAAGAACAGGCCAAGAATCTGGAGTGTTGCCTCGACGGATACCGAACGCAGCTTTCGCGTTGTCGATGACATAGGTGACGAGCCTTTCTTCGTGGTTACCGGCGAGCCAGGAAATTTCTGCGTTGGGAGCGCACGCCCGTAGTTCCGCAGCAAAGACAGCAGCCCGATCGATGGACGCTTGGGTGGTGTGTGAGAAGGCTGCCGAGAGCCGGTATTTTCCGAGTTCCGGCAGGTCAAGATTATCGCCGAGCAGGACGACGAGGTCGGGGTTGATGTCCCGCATCACCGACAGACACAACGAGATTGCTGCCTCGTCGTGGGTTGGGACAAGTTCTCCGTCAGCAGCCCTGTAATAGCCGATCTGGATGTCAGGGACAATCACAGCGGTCTTGTAGCCCTCGGGGCGCACAACGCCTTTCAGGGGCCTTACAGAGCATTTGACAGGCGGTGACTGCGACACCGGATTCCACTCGGGGCCGTCCTCCCACGACGGAGAGAACGACAACCCAGCCATGTCAACCGTGTGCGCCTCCCCCTCATCATCTTTGTAGAAACCCTGCCACACGTTGACACGTTGGATCTTGCCGACTTCCTCGACATCAATCCCGTTACGTTCCAACAGGTGAGCGATCTTCCCCAACACCTCTTTCTTCGGAGGGGGAGGGCCGGCTTTCATGTCGTCAGATAACGCCACAAGTACACCCCCCAGTAGTGTGCCGTTGCACCGTGGACTTGGAGATGTTGTGCCCGTTGGCCTGCAACACTTCGGCGAACCATCGAGCAGTCAAACCTGACTTGCCGTTCTTACGTTCATTGCCAGGAGTTGACGCCAACTGTTTCAAAGTTTCGTTGAAAACCCTGAGGTCTTCGCCGTCTAGCTGCTCACGCAGATAATAGATCCCGCACCGAACCATTGGTTCCGGTTCCGGCACCGCCTGTAGTGCTTCCGCGAGTCCCATGTCCCTCCAATATCTTGATGATGTGACAGAGACGCTGCGCTTCGTCTGCGCCTCTAGGCACAACTCTAGTCAAGAAATGGGCTGCGTCAAGGTATACATCTTGGGGCATGGGTCGCCTTCCTCTTTGGGAGGAATCAGCGGCCGTGCTTCAAGTGGTAATCGATGTGGTCATTGAGTCGTTCCCGAGTGTCCTCAGAAACCTCAATAACGCGATCTAACTTCGCAGAGTTCGCGGCGTGATCCCTCGCGTTTTCCTTCTTCAACTGAACAAGGGTGACTAGGATACCACCGGGTGCCAGCACGGCGAGGATGATCGTCAGCCAAACTGGCATCGGAGATTCACTTTTCTCCGAAAGCCTGTTCGATTTCTTCGATCGTCAGGTCGCCGTCACGGTATGACTGGGCGAGAGCCTGCACGACACCGAGGACAGCGACTGCGCCGGACATGGCAGCAGCCTTCCACAGTTCCACGTCGAGGGCGATGCCGACAGCACCGTTCGGGATGCACGCTGCAACAAAGGTGGCGGCGAGACGGGCAACAATTTTGGTGGGGTTCATGGCAGCTCCTACGCGGTCGCTTGGATGTCGATGATGATGTCAGCTTTACCTGACGAGTACACCTTGATGTGGCCGTTCTCGACAGGGACAAGTGAGGTGTTGGCAATCGGGGCGTCAACATAGTTGACGTTGCTGACGTTTGGCATGTCGCCGGCGTCCCACACGGTGACGAACCCTGGCTCGTAGGGGACGACGGTGATGTTGACGAACGCGGCAGACACATCAGCGACCCGTACGTCACGGGTTTCTCCGGCTTTGAATGGCCCGCCTTTGGAACGGGAGTCGAACAGTCGGGCAGGCTTGACGAGACGCATGTCGAGATCCTTCGTGATGTGTGTGATCGGGTCGGGGGTGAAGTTGTTGGGGGGTGTCGGCGGGTTCCATACTTCTAGGACTTGGCCGGAGTAACGCGAACGTGATTTGGGGAGTTCGACTGGTTGGAAGTGCCACGGTTCCGAGTTGACGTTGGCGAAATGCAGCAGGTCGAATCGGTGTGCGTTGGCGTTCGCCCAGTTGAGGTCGCCGACGAGGTCAGCG